GCAGCACGAACAGCGACCTCGCCGCGAGCTCCTCCTTTAGGTAGAAGGGTCGGACGTTCGATCCCCGAAAATAGTCAGCACCACAAGATTCCCGGAAGGGGCCCTCGTGGAAGGACTTCTTGGCGTTAACATTAAAACCGGCGTAGGTAAGGACGTCTTGCACGTCTTTGAACCGATGGGAGGGGACAATGATGTCATCACCATAAACGCTCAAGGTCTCATCCTCTCGGAGGACAGACTTTGACAGAGCCCAGAAAATTAGGGTCTCTAGCGGGAATGTATAGCCGTTCCCCATTGCGGAGAACTTCTCTTGGCGCATGATGTCACCGGATGGCAACTCAATGTCTTCCGAACGGCCTAAACGCAAGGCGACCGCCCAGTCAAGAGGAAGAAGCTCATACACCAACTCTCGCGAGATGGTGTCTGAAGCTGACGACAGGTCCAGGGTTGCTAAAGCCCCAGTTAAGGATCCTTCGAGAGCCAGCCTTTGGTTCGGCTGCTGATCCCGAATGTCCACACCGAACGCGGCTAAACGTCGCGCAACGTGATACCCACGAGCCAACTGATACATGATGTTCAGCAATGGCGCGATACCGATCGTGCGGTCAGTAAATGCGTTCTTCGGGACAAAGCGAAGCTTGGAGGTCATAATTTCGACCGAAACTTCGGCCAACAACCGCTCATCGTCCTCGACATAAGAGACCGAGTTAGCTTTGAGCAGCAGAGGCAGCTGTCTTAGAACACCCCTTGCGAGGGAGAACAGCTCTTTACTACAGTTTATGCCTTCACCCATCTTCGAGACGAGTGCGGCATGGGTCCTTCTCGTTTTCCGAGTTGAGCCCGGGCCGACGCGAAAAGCAAGGCTCTGGAGGTCAGGCACGGGGCCTAACACAGTCCTAATACGCTCTCTAGCGAGAGTTAGTGCGAGCTCGATTCGCATAGGAAAGCCAAGGAGGCCTTCTCTACGTTTCACGAGACGGGCATTCGTCTGTCCGCAAAGCGATTCGGCGCTAAGAAACGTATCGAACGCTGCCTTCTCTTTATCCACACCCACCGATAAAGGCGAGAGTTTGGAAAAGAAAGCAACGGCCTGGCGTGCATTCCGAACTTCATGCACTGTCAAACCAGGTAAACGATAGTCCACCTCGAACTTACAGAGGTCGGCGTACTGCTCCCTGTGTATCATAAGGCATAAAGCCTCACGAAACGGGCCAGCACGCTCGGCGTGTCGTCGAGCCAGCTCGCGCAGCAGGTCCATCGCTGCATTAGCCTCTATGGGTTGAACCCAGTTGGCGGTTG